AAAAGTATTTTGAATTTCAACCCAATTTTTATTACGTTGGTTTAATTCAGTTAAATTACCTTCTTCATCTACAAGATATTTAGTAATTATATCATTTCTGTTTGGTAAAAACCTACTTTTAACTACCTCAGAAAATAAACCTAGTTTTTTAACTTGATTATCTATAACAGCACTCTTACCAAATGATATATCTCCTTCAGTATAATCATTATATGTTGCACTTGTTAATTTAACCCCAGCATGTCTAGAACGTTCAAATGATTTTAATGTTTCGTTAGTATCTTGAACATCTGACTGTGTTTGGAGATGATTACTTTGTTGTAAAATTCCATTTACATAAGAATATATTGGAATTAATTTTTGAAATTTAGTTGAAGGTCTACTTACAAGAGAATTATTTAAAGTAACGTTAAAATCAGTACGTTCAAACTGATATGAACTAGAAGTTGTTGTAATTAAAAATGGATTTGGATTTGTTCTTTCAAAATCTTCATTAATATAAGGCCAACTTCCACTCAACTCTCCATTATAAAATGCTTCTCTACTACCAGACAATAAATTATATAAATAATCATTATCCTCAGTAATTACCGGCCCATTAAAATTAGCTTCATATACTGATTGTGTAGTAATATTAGGTTGAGATCTTTTAAATTTAATTCTTTCCAAATGTTGGGGACGAATAGTAACACCAGTAGATATATTTGATCTACCTGGAGTATAATCCTTTAACATTTTAAATAATGAATTATCAAAAAATTTAACTAACTCAATAAAACCAGCATAATCAAACTCTGTTGTAAAACTTGAAGTTATATGAGATTTTCTTAATGTCTCTAATGTAGGATATTTGTTATCTTCTTCTAATCTAGGATCACCTATATAGTTATCAATTTCAAAATCAGGAACAGCAGTTGATATTGATGATGATAAAACATTATCAATTTTATGTTGGGGTGAAAATGATATATCAACTTCATGATAGTCTGTTGATCTAGTATTAGAAATATTAACTGAGTTTTCTTCTAGTCTTACATGAGGGGATAAAATACTTCCTGTAATTTGAGTTGAAACAACTCTAATCTTTTCAGTATTGCTACCTAATAATGTATTATTCTTTCTATTACCTCCATATTCTTTAACACTCAAAACATCATCAGTAATACCAAATATATTAGTTAATTGGTCTATACCTCTGGCTGTACCTTTAGATTTAAATAATAAAGGAATATTATGATAAATTCTTTTATAAGTTTCTGCTAATAGATCTTTTTTAGGAATATTATTCAAGTTATTTAAACTACCACTATTAGCTCCAATTAAAAATTTATCTAAACTATCACCACCGTCACTGTTGTATAAATTAACTCCCAAAGATTGTAAAGCATAATATACTAAATCTTTAGAAACACCTTTTTCTAAATTATTATTACTTTGATATAAATCAGTAATTGATTTTAAATAAATCCATATATTATCAAAATAATGACCAACCATGTGGACAAAATCTATGTATGGTTTATTATCTGCATTTTCTTTTATATAGAGTGGAATAATATTTTCTAAATTATCTAGATTTTCTCTATCATAATCACTAGCAGTTACTAATAAATTATTATACCAAGTTTGAACTGATCCTGTTGATTTTAAAATAAATGGTTTTGTAGAGGTTGTTTTTGGATAAGTAAATGAACTTGATTCAAAATACATATGTTGTTCAAACCCATCGAAATTATCAATAATATTTGAAATACTAGATGAATAATATTCTATTTCACTATTCTTAATAGAAGAGGATGTAGCAGCAATTACCTGGATGTTAGTTTGGTAATCTTCTATTGTTTTTACTTTATTATAAAAATTTTCTACTCTTTTTTCAGCAGAACCAAATCTAACAAATTCATTAAAATCTGTAAAATCAATATTAATATCAGCTCCTGTATTTGCTAAATAATTTGAAATTTGATTATAAGAAGACCCAGTTAATGATCCACTTAAATTAGTATAAATACTAGAATATGATTCATATTCAGTAGATATATTATTTTGGTTTGGAATTTTAATACTAAAATTAGGACCACGAAGATTTGGTAAAGGATCAACTGTTAAAAATGAAGATAAATTAACAGTAAATTCATAAGGTTCTGTTATTTCTTCTACAACCCAAACAACTGATTTTAATTCAATATCATCAGGTAAGGGTTCATATAATTTAAAAAGAATAGAATAATTATCTTCTGTAGTATCTAAAGCAACATTAACTGCTAATGCTAATACATTTTCAGAAAAATTAATTAAAAAATCTTTAGAATAAGATGATGAATTTATTTCATCAATTAATTTTCTTCCCTCTGTTGCTAATTTTTCATTAGTTAAATTAACAGAAGCTAATCTAATTTCAGTTCTATCATCAGATATTTCTTTTACAAATAAATCTGATCGTCCATCACTAATTTTATTTCTAAAAATATTATATATTATCCTAAATTCTCCAGTTGAGTATAGGTTTTTAATATCATTAACAGGATTAATTTCAACAAAAGGATAAGTACCATTAGGGGTTAATGAAGCATCAAAAGGAATTTTATATCCTGTGTAGAAGTAATTACTATCTAATAAAACATTAGATATATTATCTATAATGTGGTATTCAATATAATCATTATTTATATCAAACTCACTTGATATTTTACTAGATTCAACTAAGTTAGTATCAACACTAGAATATCTATTTATTCTATTTACATCTTGTACTCCCCCTGTTATTATAATTTCTGCCATTATTTATTAGTCTTAGTATAATCTGTAATAATTTGTTGAGTATCAACAAGTTGTTGTCTCAATGATGTTATCTCATCTAACAAGGCTTGAATATCAATATCGTCAGCTAATTTAACTCCTAAATATTCTACAGTTCTGTTTAAAATATATGTGTGAGAATTAATATCTCCTTCTTTAGGAATTTGATAAAATAAATCTTCATATAAAGCAAAAAAATCTTCTATAGCAAATTCTGTTGTTTCTTGAGGACGTAACAACTGCCTAAACTCAGTATCTATAACTTTATTTAGATCTTTTGATAAAACCTTTCTACTTATACTTAATCTAGCCATTATCTAACTACTTTAAAAATGTAATCTTCATCAAATATAACAGTTGAACCATCAATTATAGATTTAATTAAAATCTTATAAAATCTTTCAGGTTGTAACCCATTCATATGAACTGTAAAGAAACTTGAAGTAGGATCAGCACTTATCTTAGTATAATTAGTATCAAAATCAACTACCCATTCCTCTGTATCTAAATCTTTAATAGCCCAATATGATGAACTAGGTAATAATTTAGTGTTAGTTATATATAATTGGTTAGAGTTATATGTTCTTGGAGGATATTGGTCTCTAACTCCCAATCTAAATTTATTAACTGAGTCTTGTTGGAATTCTTGTTTATTATTCTTTAATGAGACTACAGATTTGTGATTATTAGTTACAGTTAAACTACCAGTAACGAATGTACTATCATTCCATCTAATTTCCAAACAAGGTGGATAAATAGTGTGAGTATCTGAAGAAAAATATTTTAATTCAAATGGTGGTCTTCCTGTTGAAAATTCAAAACTATCTGGATGTTTTAAAATGAATCCTTCATTTTGTATTCTTACAGGAGCAAATGGATTTGTTTCATAAGCATAAAAGGCTGCTATAATTGAGGTAACATCCATTTCAATATCTTTCTCATCATTATTAGTAAATAATTGAGAAGACATTGGAGTTCCATAATAATCACCACCCCCATTATACCAATTATATGCTAAAGTTCTATTATCCCAACTTACTCCATCTGTTGTAGTAGGGGAATTTGATAGACGACCTGTTCCAACATCCCAAGATTCATATAAAGGTTGACACAATATTGTATAGTCTAAAGGAATTTCAGAAGCGTTTGCTAGGTATAATTTTAAATATGCTTTATAGTTACTTCCAGACACTTTACTAGCGATAGTATTAACTATTTCGCTAGTTGAAAATTTAATAAGAGATCTAGAAGACTCTCTTGTACCTTCAATAGCACTTTCAAATGTACTAATTTCTAGAATTTCGTCCATCCCTGTATTAGTTGCAGGGTAATATGAGAAAATTGTTGCGTCCTTTTCAGGGAATAATTTGTATACGGCCATGTAAAAGAGTTTCCGGTTATGCTACATATAAATATAGCAACCGGAAACTCCTATTTAATTATGTGTTATCTTAAATATTATGCTAACAATGCATGATATTCTTTAAAATGTTTAATTCTATCTGCTAATCCAATAGTTCCACCATTAACACGTTTAGTAATTTGTGTAACAACTGCATCAGTTGCACCACCATCTGCTAATTTATGTAAACCATTTTTGCTAAAGAACCATGCTGCTGATAATAAAGCATATTTTCCTGCTACTACTGTTGGATCTGCTATTAAGTCTTCATTGATAGATTTACCAAATGCTGTGTAGTTATCTTTACCTGTTAATTGGATATAACCACGACCACAGAATTTAGCACCATCTCCAGATGATTCAGGACCATTACCCATTCTATTACCGTAAACTTTGTTAGCAATTTTTTCAGGTTTTCTAGCATATGCCGCAGCTGATGCTTCTGTTGGGAAATATTTTCTAAATGTGTTTGTTAATCCTTTAGCACTGTAATTCAAGTTTTCTTTTGTTAGTCTAAATCCACCGGATTCATGACCACATTGTGCCAAGAAATGAGCTAATCTTAATGGAGTATTTATTTGGAATTTTTCCATAACTCCTGGAATTTGAGCTATAACAGCCTCAGGGATGTGTCCTTTTAATTTTTCTAGGTTCATGTTTTATTTTAGTTTATAAGGTTATTACTCTTCCTTGAATATCAACATCAGGATATCTTACTTCAAATATTGCAGGATCTAATGATGGATAAATAACTCCATTTTTTGTAGCTCCCTTAATATCATAGCCATAAAGAGAATAATTACCTCCTTGTTTATTTGATATTTCTACTTTAACAACTGATTGTACTCCTTTTACTTGTAATAAAAGAGAATTAATATCAGATAAAATAATTGGTTGATTTATTTGCCAATTACTTATATTAAAATGTTCTTTAAGAGCTATTAAACAATTGGTTATAACATCTCTATTATTATACCCTGTAGCTACAGTTATATCAAAATTTACACCAATATTGATATAATAAGCATTTTTTATATTAATAGAATCTGTTAATAATTTATATTCTGATAAATGTGTTTTAATGTTATTTTTAAGTGTGGTGCTTGCTAGTATAATATTCTTATCAACATTATATGCTAATACATAGGCACTAATTGCTAACGGGTTATTATCTAGTAGTCTATCATTTCCTGAGTTTGGAGATAATTGAGCATCTTGTGAAATATATACTTTAGCTACAGATCCAAAATCACTATCCATACTTAATATACGAGACATATAATCTTGTTTAGTTACTGCTCTATTTTGAGCTGCAAAAGCATGTAATGTATTCTGACGAATTTCTTCAACTGTATCTCCATCTCTACCCCCACTAGCTGGGAATGGGTTAGTTATGGTTAATGTATCGAAGTAATCGTTTTTGTTTTGTTGTGTTATATTTCCTTTAAAAGTAATATCATTAATAGTAAAATCTTTTCTAACAATTGTATTTGACTCAACGTTACTACTTACTCCACCACCTACTAAATACTTAATTGTAAATACACCTGTTGGGGCTAAACCATATTCTCTAGTTACGAATATAGCAGCTTTATTATATGTGTTAGAAGGATTATATATATCTTGAACAGTACCTAAGGAGGCATCGTTTGGATTAGGTAATAAAACAGTATCAGCATCACTTCTAACTCCCGCTCCAAATTGTATTTCTAAAGTACCATCTGAGTCTAATCTAGTTACGTATCTTCTAGGAGTTTTGGTATAGCTTAGAATATAATTAACTCCATCAATATTAGATGTTGAATTAACTGTTTTATTTATAATATTTTCTTGAGCTAAGTAAGGAACTTCATACCATTTATTTGTATTACTATCTGTTACTTCTAAAACTTGTAATATTTTTTCATCATTTATTATAAAACTATTAAATTTTGTTGGTGTTAAACCAAAATCATAAGTAACAGTTTTAACTTCAGCAGATATTGCTTTTACTTTTTTAATTAATAAAAAGTTAGTACTTGAGAAAAATGAAACTTCTCTATTAGAAGTTGTTGAAAAATCAACTTCATCTAGTATAATAAAATTTACACCACTAACACTACTAATAGGAGTATTAGCGGGGATTACCATACAAAAATTAGGATCAGGAATTTGAGTTCCTGTAATTACATCAATTACAACAGGTACTAATTGAGATATCTCTAATTCAACATGAGAAGCATATGATATTTTAGGTCTATAACCTAAAGAATAAGCTAATGCAACAGCATTGCTTTTTTCTTTT